TTCATCAAGGACGCAGTTACAGGTGCGTCAGTATTTGACACGGAGGACTTATTTGCCGACACCAGCACAGATCGACGAACAGATCCAGTTTGAACGAGATGCTATTTCACAAGGTCTCAAACGTTTACATAAAAACATTTACGACTTAGAAAGTAAATCGTATGCGTCTGCTACTGTTTACGGAGCTGCTTCTATTGATACCTTGTTGCCTCTTGTGGTTGCACGTATTGAAAGTACTACAACTAGGCTAAAAAAAGGTCAAGCAGGTAAAGCATTCAAAGAGATACAACAGTATCTTGCTGATGTTGAACCTTTTGCTGCTGCTGCTTTAGCTGTTAAACTAACGTTTGATAAAGTCTTTTCATATAAAGACAGAAGCAATGAAGCAGTTAATGTGTGTGATTCTATTGGTCTTGCTGTTGAGCAAGAGTGTCAAATGAGACACTACGAAAAACATGCACCAGGTTTACTGCACACACTAAAAGAAAACTATTGGCATCGTTCAATTGGAACACAACAAAAAATAGTTGTGATTCGTACTTTAATGAATCGCTATGAAGTTAAACAATGGAGTGCATGGGGCAGAGCTAATCGCATTAAACTTGGAGGCTGGTTACTTGACTGCATCATGCAAAGCAGCGGGTGGTTCACAAAAGACATGCAACAAGAAGGAAGTAAACGTGTCCACTATGTTGTACCAACTCCAGAATTTCTTGAGATCAAGGACTCAGTAATGCGTGATGCTGAGTTATTCAGCCCACTTGCATGGCCAATGCTTATTGAACCTAATGACTGGACGCATGAAAAATGTGGTGGTTACATCCTAAATGAGGTGATGCGGGGCCATGATATGGTTAGACGCGGTACGGGCGGATGTATACAGGGAGAGAGACCTATTGAGTTCTTGAACCGAATTCAGAAGGTTGCTTACCGTCTAAATCCCTTTACTGTGGGTGTAGCGGAAGAACTAGATAGATTGGAACGAGCTGTCGGTAAGTTTCTCCCTATTATTCATCATGACTTACCTCCTAAGCCTGTAGATATAGCAGATAATAAAGAAGCTCGTCATAATTATAATAGACAAGCTGCTGCTGTTTACAATCTACGAGCGCAAGAGTTTAAGAAGTCATGTAGAACAAGAATGACAATGGAAGCTGTACAAAGATTTAAAGGTAAAGATAAATTCTTTATTCCTTGGTCTTTTGATTACAGAGGTAGAGCTTACCCAATACCTGCATTCTTAACACCACAAGACACAGACTTTGGAAAAAGTTTATTGTCTTTTGCTAAACCAGCTTACATGACTCCTGAAGCTGAAGATTGGTTAGCATTTCAAGTAGCTACTACTTATGGTCTAGATAAAGCTACGATGCAAGAAAGATTAGATTGGGTAAAGAATAATACTCATCTTATAACTTGTGTCGCTAGTGATCCTATCTTACACATTCACGAATGGGAAGCAGCAGATGAGCCATGGCAATTTCTTGCAGCATGTGATGAGTATTATCATTGTGTGCTTAAGTGTGATCGTCACTTTACAAGCTTGCCTGTAGCTACAGATGCTACTTGTAGTGGGTTACAAATATTAGCAGGTCTAGCAAAAGATAAGAATACTGCTAGTCTTGTTAATGTTTTACCGTCTGATAAACCACAGGATGCTTATGCTGTCGTCGCTAGTACTGCTACTCCTTACTGCCCTAGTTCTATCCGTAATCATATGGATAGAAAGGTAGTAAAACGTGTTGTAATGACCGTACCTTACAATGCAAAGCCTTTCTCTAATCGTGGGTACATCAGGGACGCACTAAAAGAAAAAGGTATTGAGATTGATAAAGATGACTTGACAAAAACTGTCATCGCTGTTAGAAATGCTATGGATGAGGTCGTACCTGGTCCTATGGCTGTCATGAGTTGGATTGAAAAGGAGGTTGCTAAAGCAATTGACTTGGGTAAAACAGAACTAACATGGTCTACACCATCTGGTTTTGTTGTCACTCAAAAACTCATGAAGAAAAAAACAATTCAGATTGAGTTACAGTTACTTGGTCGTTGTCAATTAAGGGTTGCTACACAAGATGACAAGGTTGACAAACAACACCACAAGAATGCAACAGCACCTAACTTAATACATTCACTCGATGCTTCCCTTCTCCACTTCAGCGCATTGGCTTTCAATGCACCGATCGCTCTCATTCATGATTCTGTATTGTGTCGTGCTACCGACATGTCTTCTCTCAGTGCAATTGTACGAGAGACATATATGCACCTCTTTGCCGAACACAATTACTTGCAAGACTTCGCTGACCAGATAGGCGCGGAGACTGACCCACCGATTATTGGAGATCTAGAACCTAGCTCCGTAATTGATTCCACTTATTTTTTCTGCTAATGCCACGTCTAATCCACAAAACCTCACAGCCTGTAATCCTTGAAGGTTATCAAGCTGTACTGAAACCAAGCAAGTTTGGTTATTCACTTGCTGCTCTAGTTGATCAATCAATGGTTGATGCACTAGAAGATGATAGAGTTGAATCCCTTAAGTGGGCTGAAACTAAACTAAAGAACCCTAAGCGTTCTACTCTTAAGCCTGAACCTTGGGAAGAAGTTACTGAAGGACAATACAAAGTTAAGTTCTCTTGGAATGAAGAATCTCGTCCACCTGTTGTCGATACTGAAGGGACAGTTATTGCTGATGATAATACACCTTTGTATGCTGGTAGTCGTGTTAAGCTTGCGTTCTACCAAAAACCCTACATCCTCCGTGATGGAGTTACGTATGGAACAAGCCTTAAATTGGTTGGTGTACAACTGGTGTCTCTCAATGCATCAGCTGGTGTAGACACTGGTGATATGTCTGCAGAAAACGTTGCAGCACTCTTTGGTAAGACTGAAGGGTTCAAGGCTAGTGAGCCTAATGTAACGCCATCTGCTGTTGAAGAGGATGACTTCTAGTGGTATTCCGATCAGGACTTGAAGAGCGCGTTGCTGATCTTATGTGTGAGCTGGGTGTTAAGTATGAATATGAATCTACTAAGGTTCCATATATCATCCAGCATATCTACACTCCTGATTTTCTATTACCTAATGGGATATATTTAGAATGTAAAGGTTATTGGGAAGCTGAAGACAGACGTAAGATCAAGAACGTAAAAGAACAACACCCTGAACTTGATTTACGTATGGTCTTTCAAGCACCATATAATAAAATTAGTAAAGGATCAAAGACGACATACGCTAAATGGTGTGACAAACATAACATACCGTGGACTTCCTTCCATAACATCCCAATCGACTGGCTCCTCTGAGTTTGTACGACATGAATCATGTAATAGTTGTGGCTCATCTGATGGTAATAGTATTTATACAGATGGCCATGGCTATTGTTTTGTATGCCATACTTACACTGATGGACAAGAAATAACAACACACATTCACACTAATTCTATTGTGCAGATCAAAGGCTCAGCCGAACGGTTGCAGAAACGCAAGATCAGTCAGAAGACTTGTGAGAAATTTAAAGTATATCGTGATGGGGACAAGCTAAGGTTTTACTATCACGATCCATCTGGCATTGTAAAAGGTGCTAAGATAAAAACTAAAGACAAACAATTTACTTATGAAGGAGAAACACCTGGTACATTCTTTGGTCAACATTTATGGGGCAGTAGTGGTAAGCGTATAATCATCACAGAAGGTGAGCTAGATTGTGTGTCTTATGCAGAGCTATACCCAACTTGGCCTGTAGTATCATTACCTAGTGGTGCAGCAGGAGCTAAGAAAGCAATACAAAAGAACTTGGAGTTTCTTCAAGGTTATGAAGAAATTCTACTTTGGTTCGATTCAGATGAAGCTGGTCAGAAGGCTGCTGAAGAAGCTGCTAGTGTATTACCACCTGGTAGGGCTTACATCGCCCGCCTAGAGGCTTACAAAGACCTTTCAGACGCACTACAAGCTAGCGATTACAATGCTATTGATGATGCATTCTTTAAACGTAAAGAATTCAGACCTGATGGTATTGTAGATGCTAAATCTTTACTTGAATTAGTTACAACACCACAACCACCAGCTGATTATGACTACCCATTTCAAGGATTACAGTCAAAGCTTCACGGGATTAGGCGCGGAGAGCTTGTCACAATTACTTCAGGATCAGGCCAAGGCAAGTCGTCCGTGTGTCGAGACTTGGCTGCTCACTTGTTATCGAACGGAGAACGGGTTGGATACTTGGCACTTGAAGAGTCAAACCGCCGTACAGCTTTAGGTTTGATGTCTGCTGCTGTAGGTAAAAACTTAGCCTTAGGAGAACATAGTCATGACGAACTTACAAAAGCGTTTGACTCCAGTATTAATAACTGGAACCTTTATCTTTTCGATGGCTTTGGTAGTTTTGATCCTGATATTATTTACAACAGGATTGAATACTTAGCCTCAGGACTTGATTGTAAGATCATTTTTCTTGATCACCTATCCATTCTTATGAGTGGTCTTGATGGTGATGAACGTCGGATGATTGATCAAACAATGACACGGTTACGTTCACTTGTTGAGCGTACTGGTATTGTATTATTTTTAGTATCACATTTAAAACGGGGATCATCCGATCAAAACCATGAAGAAGGTGCACGTGTTACACTCGGACAACTTAGAGGAAGTGCGGCAATCGCTCAACTTAGCGATGCAGTTATTGGACTCGAAAGAAATCAACAGAGTGAAACTAAACACTCTGATACAATTGTTAGAGTTCTCAAGAATCGCTACTCTGGGGAAACAGGCATTGCTTGTCGATTAAACTACAACCTATCAACTTGTAAATTCAATGAAACTACAACAGAAGCAGAGTTCGATGCAACAACAGACTTCTAAGCAAGCATGGGATAGAGCATTTAACTACATTGCTGCTCTAAAGCGTCCTAATCCTCCTACTGAGGAGGCAGTAAGACGTGCTAAGTTTGTTGATAAAACATACCAATGGCACGGACGTTGAATGCTACTCTTTGATTTAGAAACAGACGGACTATTAAATGATGCTACCAAAATCCACTGTCTTTGCATCTACGACACCGAAACTAAAAAAACAATGGTCTTCAATGACCAATCGTTTACGTCAGCTACGGAAAGATCAGCAACGGAACCTATCGTCCGCGCTATCCAATACCTCGAAGACGCTGATTGTATTGTCGGTCATAACATTATTAATTATGACCTTAGCATTATCAACAAGTTTTATCCATGGTTTAGACGTGTTGGTGATTGCTTGGACACTCTTTTGCTTAGCCGTCTTTATCACCCGAACTTAATAGAGATTGACAAACAAAAGACTTGGCCTGGTATGCCACTTAAACTTTACGGGTCACATTCACTAGCTGCTTGGGGTTATCGCCTTGACGAAGCTAAAGGTGATTACTGTAAAGATACCGATTGGAAAGAGTGGTCACCAGAAATGGAAGACTACATGATACAAGACGTTACTGTGACTAAAAAACTTTGGAAACACTTCCAACCATACCTGAATGGATTACGCTAGAACATGAAGCAGCCGAAATCCTCACAACTCAAGAACTACATGGATGGTATTTTGATGAACGCTCTGCATGGCAACTTGCATCAACTCTCAGACAAGAGCTTGAAGAAACTTATCAACTATTACGTGACAGGCATCCTTACGTTGCCGGACCAGTATTTACTCCTAAGCGAGATAATCGGACCCAAGGCTATGTCAAAGACGCTCCACTTACACGCCTTAAAGAATTAAATCCTACATCACGAGAGCATCAAGCATGGATATTTACGACCTTTTATGGATGGAAACCGACCCAGATGACAGCAACTGGGAAGCCTATTATAGACGAACCGATCCTGAAGGAGATTGGGTCAGAAGTTTCTATGATGTTCCTGAGATGTTTGACGGTTCAGAAAATGCTTGGTCTCCTCTCTCAAGGCACGAACGCTTGGCTGAAGCTATGTACGAGTGCTAGTAGGATACATCATCATTGTTCTGTTGCTACTTCAACTTTTAGATGTGCCCACCGAAACCCCAACCTTGCTCAAGTACCAAGTGACTCAAGATTTAGAGAACTTTTCTTACCATCTCCAGGTCAAGTCATGGTCGCTGCTGATTTGTCTGGGATTGAGTTACGTATGTTGTCTCATTTCCTTGCCAGATATGATGGTGGACGGTATGCAGACATCTTACTCAACGGAGATATACACCAAGTAAATGCTGACAAGATAGGAATATCTAGAAAGCTAGTAAAGACTGTAACTTATGCATTCCTGTATGGTGCAGGTGACGAAAAAATTGGACACAGTTATGACAAACTTCTTTCATCCAAAGATGCCAAGAAAAAAGGTAAGGAAATCAGAGCGGCATATATTGACGCGATTGATGGACTCGATAAACTCTTGGCGTCTATCAAGACAGCTTCAGAGAGAGGATTTATCAAAGCTATCGATGGCAGAAAAATTATGGTGGATAGCCCGCATAAAGCGTTAAACTACTGCCTTCAAGGTAACTCAGCCATCCTAGCTAAACGTTGGATGGTTATCAATCAACAAAACATCAAAGAATTAAATTTATGTTGTTCACAACTAGCTTTTATACATGACGAATTGCAATTCGAGTGTGCCCCTGAACAGGCAGCTGACTTATCAACATCCTTGGTATTTAGCAGTCTCGCAGCTGGAGAATACTACAACCTCAGAATCAGAATCGACGCAGAAGCAAAAACCGGAAAAAACTGGAGTGAAACCCACTAATGAGAAGTAAATCAATGATGGGAGTACAAACCGTAGTCCCGTTTACATCAAAGAAAACCCGTCAAGGTAACGGCTTGCATAGTAAACCACGAAAAGGTAAGAAAAAATATAGAGGCCAAGGTAAATGAAGTTATTTGTTGACGCAGATTACATTGTTTATAAGGCATGTGCCGGTGCAGAGTCAGAAGTTGACTTTGGTGATGATGTAATTTTAGTTGTCAGCAAATTCAGTGAAGCATACGCATCAGTCAAACGTGAACTAAATAAAATTAAAAATCAGTTCATGTGGGATGTACCTGAAGTAGTTCTTTTCTTTAGTGATAGTACTAACTTTCGTAAGGAGATTATGCCTGCTTATAAGGGACATCGTAATCGTAAGAAACCTTGTGGATACAAACGTGTTATCAATGCTCTCAAAGATGAGTATGAAGTAGTAATACTACCGACTCTTGAAGCTGATGATAGTATGGGTATCTACGCTACTAAATATCCTGGTAACATTATCGTTAGTCCTGACAAGGACATGCGACAGATACCTGGAACCCTCTACAACATGGATGAAACCGTGAATGTGGAAGAAGCTGAGGGACAACGTTGGCACCTCGTACAGACGCTTTCAGGTGACCAAACAGATGGCTACAGTGGTGTACCTGGTATAGGAATCAAACGAGCAGTTGCTTTGTTTGAAGACAAAGGCTACACTTGGAAAACAGTTGTTAATGCATTTGCTGAGAAGGATCTTGGTGAAGACATAGCACTACAAAACGCAAGACTTGCAAAGATCCTTACTAACGATGATTATGACTGGAGAGCAAAACAGCCCATCCTTTTTACCCCCTCCTCCGATTATAAAGTTGACAGTGGAGCAGGACTTCAAAATAAGAAGGCTTGAAGACCTTCTACCGAAAGCTGATAAATCAGATATCATTACTTTATTCATGGCACTGCAACGTCAAAACTTTGCACTTGCTAACACTGTATCTAACCTAGTTAAACAATGGCCCAATCACCTGAACACTACGGAAACAACTGGGAAGTAGGAGACTTTATCGTTAACCAAAACTTAAGTTTCTTTCAAGCTAACGCTGTTAAATACATCTGCCGTTGTGAATACAAAGGCGATAAAAGAAAAGACCTAGCCAAAGCAATCCACTACCTACAACATGAACTCGACAAAACACAATCAGACTGGGACAACTCTCTTAAGTCAAGCAAAAGAGTTCCGGGACGCTTACAATCTGCCAGTATCTGGGAAGAGTGGGAAGAGTGGGAGGCAGACCCAGAAATGTTTGATCGATGAAGAATGGTCAGAGTTTCACGAAGCCTTTCATTTTAAAGATGAACACGAACAACTAAAGGAACTTTGTGATCTTGTCTATGTGTGTTATCAGTTTGCTGCTAATGAAGGCTGGGATCTAGATGAAGCTATGGATCGTGTTCATAAATCAAACATGTCCAAACTAGATGAAAATGGACAACCTATTTACCGCCAAGACGGTAAGGTCTTAAAAGGACCAAACTACAAACCTCCAAATCTAACTGATCTACTCAATGACTAATCTAATCTCCCGTACAGGACGGGTACAATCATGGATTGATGATCCTACACATCGCCTACCAGTCAGCTGCACAGTGTTTGTAGTTGAAAATGAAATGGAAGGACCAAATGGTATTGAAGCAAGCTGGAGGTTTGCCTCACATGCTCTTAGGTATGGTGCAGGTTGTGCTATTCATCTTTCTAAACTTGATCCTAAAGGTTACACAAGAGAGTCAGGTGTTACTGCTTCTGGTCCGGTAAGTTTTGGTAAAATTTATTCTTCTTTAAATGAAATACTTAGACGTGGGGGGATTTACAAAAATGGTGCCATTGTTCTTCACCTTGACTTATCCCATCCTGATGCTAGGGAGTTTATCAATGCTAATAGATCCGAGCTACCTTGGGTTAAACGATGCATCAACATCACTGAAGAGTGGTGGAAGGATTGTACGTTCAAGGAAGAACTACTATATGGAATCAAATCAGGTGACATCTGGCTCAACAAAGTAAAATATGACAATGAAGGAAACCGCATCAGAGGTAACGTCTGTCTCGAAGTATACCTGCCATCACGAGGTACCTGTTTACTACAGCATATCAATCTTGGAGCCTGTGAGTTCGACGACATCCCACGAGCATTTGTTGAAGGTATGTCCGAATTGTGCAGCCTACATAGTAGGACAGCTGTCGGAGATTCTGGAGAATACCTCCC